TATGCATTTGAACTATCCAGATGATTGGAAGAAACATAAACAGAAGTTTTTACCATATGTTCTATTCAAACAACTTAGAGATTCAGTTCTGCAAAAAGTGAATAACATTTATGCACAAGAGTGTGGGCTCTATTCTGATAAATATAAGGTAGCTGGTCGTGTAGACTGTATTGCAGAATATAATGGAAAGTTATCTATTATAGACTTTAAAACTTCAACTAAAGAACGAAGTGATGCATGGAACGAGAGTTACTATATTCAGGCGTCTGCATATGCAGAGATGTTTGAAGAAAGAACTGGAATTGAAATCAATCAAATTTGTATTCTAGTTGTTACAGAAGATGGTGTTGTCCAAGAGTTTGTCAAAGATAAGACAGAGTATATACCCTTGCTTTCAGATACCATTAAGGAATGGGAAGAAAAAAATGAAATGGTTATTAGTACTGATATCGCTCAATCTGCATAGTGATGGCACAGCAGACCACTTTATATTTACTAACATGATGTATGATACTGTACAGTCTTGTCAAAGAACAGCACAAGTAAATATGCGAGTAATCCAAGAAGTGTCTATTAGAGAGTTTGATGGGCCTTCTAAAGTATATTGTTTCAGACAAGATAGATTCTTAGACTACATGAAAGCACTACCACCAAAACCAGAAAATAAACTTGATATTTAACATTGACTTTTTACGTTAACTATGGTACATTTATACTATGAACTTTTACACAAACATATCCCAATGGGGTAATACTCTATTATTACGAGAAGTAGTTAATGGAGAACGACTGACTCGTAGAGTTAAATATAAACCAACTCTTTATGCGCCTGTAGAAAAACCTACAGAGTGGAAGACACTTGATGGTGACTATGTAACTCCAGTAAACTTTGACAGTATGAAAGAGGCAAGAGAGTGGGTTGACAACTATAAGAATCAACCAGAAATGGTATTCGGTAGTACCATGTATCCTTATAACTTCATTGCAGAGTCCTATCCTAATACAGTAGAGTATGATATAGATAAGATACTTATAGTAACGATTGATATTGAAGTAGAATGTGAGAATGGTTTTCCAAGCCCAGAACAGGCAATAGAACCATTACTATCTATTACAGTAAAGAACCACCAGAGTAAAAAGTTTGTTGTCTGGGGTATTGGTAAGTTCAATAACAGTCGTGATGATGTAACGTATGTCGAGTGTGAAAGTGAACTACATCTCATTAAGGAGTTTCTCATATTCTGGGAAAAACATCAGCCTGATGTAATTACTGGTTGGAATACAGAGTTCTTTGATATTCCTTATCTATGTAATCGTATCACTAATCTTTGTGGTGAAGACGAAATCAAAAGACTATCGCCTTGGAGAAGTGTACACTCAAGAGAAGTGTTTCAGATGGGTCGTAAACATCAAGTGTATGAGATACAAGGTGTCGCTCATCTAGATTACTTTGACTTGTATCGTAAGTTTACTTATTCTGCACAAGAGTCTTATCGACTTGACCATATTGCCTTTGTTGAACTTGGTGAAAAGAAAGATGGTAATCCATACGAAACATTTCGTGAATGGTATACAAAAGATTATCAGTCGTTTCTAGAATATAATATTATGGATGTGGAACTTGTAGACAAACTAGAAGACAAGATGAAACTGATTGAGTTATGTTTGACTATGGCTTATGATGCAAAAGTAAACTACATGGATGTACTTGGTTCAACTAAGTATTGGGATATATTGATATACAATTATCTTATTAAGAAAAAGATTGCAATACCACAAAAAAAGAAATCAGAAAAACCAGAGAAGTTTGAGGGTGCTTATGTAAAAGACCCACAAGTGGGTATGCATAAATGGGTTATGTCATTTGACTTAAACTCATTGTATCCACATTTAATTATGCAATATAACATATCAACTGAAACACTTTACTCACAGAAGAAAGTGCCAGATATGTCAGTTGATAAACTACTAGATAGAAAGGTAGACACATCAATACTGAAAGGTGTTACACTTACACCTAATGGTGCATTGTTTAAAACAAACAAAAGAGGATTTTTGCCTGAAATGATGCAATCCATGTATGATGATAGAGTGAAGTATAAGAAACTCTTATTACAGGCAAAGCAAGAATATGAGAATACTAAAGAACCTAGACTACTCAAAGACATTTCAAAATATAATAATATCCAGATGGCTAAGAAGATTTCACTCAATAGTGCATATGGTGCTCTTGGGAATGTTTGGTTTCGTTATTATGATTTGTTGGTTGCTGAAGCAATTACTACTTCTGGTCAGTTATCCATTCGTTGGATTGAGCGTGCTGTTAATCAGTATCTTAATGATTTGCTTAAGACCTCTGGACATGATTACGTTATTGCGAGTGATACAGATTCGATATATGTTTGCTTTGACTCACTTGTCAGTAAAGTGTTTGACAAGGGAACGGAAACTAAAAAAATTGTCAAGTTCTTGGATGACGTGGCTCGACAGAAGATTGAGCCTTTCATTGAGAAAAGTTATCAATCTCTGCATGAGTATGTAAACTCTTATGAACAGAAGATGGAGATGTCTAGAGAAGTGATTGCAGACAAAGGTATCTGGACAGCAAAGAAAAGATATATTCTCAACGTATGGGATAATGAGGGTGTGCAGTATAAAGAGGCACAACTCAAAATCATGGGTATCGAAGCAGTTAAGTCAAGTACGCCTGCACCTTGTAGAGAAAAGATTAAACAAGGCCTAAAGATTATAATGAATGGTACAGAGAAAGAGATGAATACTTTTATACAAGAGTTTCGTGAGGAGTTTATGAGTCTACCACCAGAGGAGATTGCATATCCAAGAAGTGTAAACGGATTGTCAAAGTTTAGTGACTCTAATGGTATGTTTAAGAAAGGTGCTCCTATACATTGTAAGGGTGCAATACTTTATAATCATCTAGTGAAAGAAAGAAAACTAGGTAACAAGTATCCTTACATACAAGAGGGAGATAAGATTAAATTTATTAACATGAAACAACCTAATCTATATCAATGTAGTGCTATATCTTTTATGACACAATTACCAAAAGAACTAGACTTACATAAGAGTGTAGATTATGAAGTGCAGTTTGAGAAGTCATTTATTGAACCTCTCAATTTTATCTTAACTAAAATCAATTGGTTGGTTGATAGAAGTTATGGAACACAAGGAACATTAGAGGATTTTTTTGGATGATGAATGAAGAACTATATGAAATATTAAGAAAGAGTGTAGACAACAATGGTCTACCAATAATGAATAGTACTATGTTTATTCAAACTACTGAAAAGTATGGTAAAGAGGTATTTCGTAAAACTCTTGCAGAATATATTACAAATGAAAAACCACCATTTCCTCTGAAACAATTTAGTCAAGACAAAGTTGTTCGTGAATTTCATAAACTCAAATCACATGAATGGACTGATTGGATTTCAAAAAGAGATAAAGAAGATGTATTAGAAAAGTATGACGATTACAAGTATCCTTACAGTAAATACGGACTAGGTGTTATTGATGCACCAAGCACATATAATTATATAAGTGACTCGTTTATGAATGACCTAAGACTTGCTTGTGGTTCTTATGGTTTTAAATCTCCAATAGATAGATGGAATCAAGGTGATAATATCTGGGGTGTATTTGGGCCCATATGGAGAGGTATTAATACTGAAAAAGATTTAAGTCCAAGTGTGTATATGTCTGCATTTAGACTTGGTACTTACATTGCAACACAATTTAAACCTACAGTTGCAAAGACCATCTATGAGATGACTGATGCAAAAACTGTACTTGATACTTCTATGGGTTGGGGTGATAGATTAACTGCTTTCTATGCATCTAACGCTACACACTATATTGGTTGTGATCCTAATCCAAATACGTTTGCACGATATAAAAAGATGATTGAGTTTTATGATAAACTTACTGGTGGTAAAAAAACTACACAGATATATAATTGTGGTGCAGAAGATATGCCTTGGGATGAAATCAATAATGTAGATTGTGCATTTACAAGTCCACCATACTTCAGTACAGAACGATACAATGAGGGTGGTGAGAAAGAAGAACTACAGTCTTGGGCAAAGTTTAATGAATATGATGCATGGAGAGATGAATTTTATCTTCCAGTTGCACAGAATAGTTTTGACTCTCTTAGTGATACTGGTGTTCTTATGGTTAATATACTAGACCCAAAAGTAAAAGGTAAGAGATATCGTTCTGGAGATGAACTTGTAGATATGTTACTACCAAACTTTATGGGTCAAGTAGGTATGAGAATAATGCAAAGACCACAAGGTGCAGCTGTATTTAAAGATGAAGATGGTAACTTTGATAAGGCTGCAATGGATAAGTTTATGAATCAAATATACATTGAAAACGTATGGTACTTTAGTAAAGATAAAAACAAAGATATTTTTAAACACACTAGAACTGCAACATTAGAAGATTTTTTTGCATGAGTTTTACACCCCACTTTCCAGACTTAACACCAGTAGATGAATACAATGGTATATTTTATAAGAGAGATGATTTTTATGCTCCTTACGAAAATTTTATTACTGGTGGTAAGATAAGACAATGTAGAGATTTAGTTGAAAAAAATCTAGACTATATTCACGATAAATGTAACAGTACAATATCCACAGCAGCGTCTATACATTCACCACAATCTCCAATAGTATCTAGAGTTGCACAAGAGTTTGGTTTAAAATCTATTATTGGATTTGGTAATACAACTATAGAAAAGGCACTTAAACATAAGATGATGCAGAAGTGTAAAGAGTTAGGTTCAGAGTTAGTAGTACTAAGTGAGTCACAAGGATTTAATAATGTACTATATCATAATCTACATAAACTAAGTGAAACAACACCTATGTTTAAAATACTATTTGGTTATGCAGCCCAATCTCATAGAGAATCTATTATTACTAGGATTGCAGAACAAATTGAAAATGTAGATTGTGATGTCCTTTATGTTCCAGTTGGAAGTGGTGTTACACTAAGTGGAATATTAGAGGGTGTAAAGATGTTTCAAAAACAATTTAAAGTTATTGGACTACAACCTTTTGGACATGATAGAAGAAAAACTATACATGGTATTCTTGAGGGTATGATTTGGGAATATGACTATGATTTTAAAATGGGTAAATATTCTTATAATAAGTTATTAAAGAAAAATATAGTTCAAGGTCAATTTGGTTTTGATTTAGATATGGTTTATGAATCTAAATCATATGATATGATAGAATTTGACAAAGGTGAAAAGTCTTGCTTTTGGTGTATTGGAAATAGTAATTTATTCAGATGATACACGCAGAAAATAACTACAAAACTTATTATAATATCCGTAAAATATTTATGCAATATCGTGATATATTTCCATATATTAGAAAAGATTATATTGAAGAATTTTTAGAAAAACAACAAATAATCCACGAAAGTGGTATGGTAATTATATATCACACATATAAAGTGTCTAGAAAGTTTGGTAATTATAAAGTTCTCAAAGGTGATGTTATAATTAAAGAGATGGTAAAAGAACATAATAATGTAGATAGTAGAGAAGTTATTAATAGATTTTTTAATTATGCTAATACTAATGTTTGGTGTACTGTTAGATTAGATAATATTA